GAATCGGCGCAGCGAGCGCCATGGCCTCTTCGAGGGCCTCCGCGATATCCGGGCAGGAGATCACCGCGGCAGCGCGCGTCGCGGCATCCAGCAGTTCGGGCGCCGCCGCAATGAGCCAGGCATCTTCCAGGTGACCGGGAGGCAGGAGCGCCACGACGCTCCTGCCATCTTTGCCGCCGAGGACGGTGATCTTGCCGTCGCGCCCCACCACAACCTCCCACGGTCGTGCGGTGTCAGCCACCCGCGCGCTCCTCGCCAAACGGCAGGCCCTCCCTCGCGCATACGCAATCATGCTCGCGAAGGCCACTCTCCTCTTCCGCAAGCGCGCGACCCAAGTCCACGAGGCTGGCGATCTCCCAGTCCCGGTGCCAGGAGCACATGGGGCACTCCGAGACCAGATACCAACGGCATCCAATGCTCGGCAAAGATCGAAAGATGAGCGTTATCCCGTCCAGGCTGACGCTCTCCCGTTCTGCGTTCACTGAGTCTGGCTCGCGCCCGAACGTGTAGCGGAACCGTTCCCTCAGTAACTCGGCAGTGCGGGCCAACCTCTCAACCCGCTCCCGTTCTTCGCGCTCCTTGCGCTCTCGTGCCCATGCCTTGTAGGCGGCCAATGCATCATCTCTCAGCGTCACCTCGTACCCCCTCCTCTTCCGGCTCATCATCGAATGGCAATGCTTCCGTGAACCAGCCGCACGTCGCCGTGGCCCCCGTCACGTAGCCCAGCCGCTTGCAGATGCGCCGCTCAGGCCCGATGGCGGTGCGCCAGTAGGTGCAGTGCTCACACGTCTCAGGCGTTTCCGTCATGTTCCCTCCGATACTCCAATAGGTCGTCTACCGCGGCGCGCAGACGATCCATGGTCTCCGCAATCGGCTGCCAGCGTCGCCCCTGCTCATCCCTCTCGGCTCTGGTCAGGCACGCGTGATGCGAAAGCCATTCCTCGTAGGCCAATCTGGCCAGGCGCTGTGCCACAGCCGCCTCGATGACCTCGCGTTCCAGTGTCGAATCCACGATCACACGCCCCCCCTGCTAGTCCCGGTCGTACCGCTTTTCCAGGTCGTAAAGCGCTCGAGAGGCGTCGTCCTCGCACGAATCAAACAACTCCGGCTCGTACGGCGGTTTGTTTCGCTGCGCAGCGGCCTCATTGGCCCCACGCATTGCCTCCACCGCGACCAATGCCGTCAGAATCTTCGCCAGGGCCAGCACGTCTGCGCTGTCCATGCACTCCGCTCCTCATCCTGGTCTTGCGGCTCCACGATGATGCCCGTCCCGTCACAGTCCGGGCATCCGCGCTCCCTCTCGCTCGGGTCGGGCGGGGTGCCAAGCCACCCCGCGTCCACCCAACCCGTGCCACCGCATGTCTGGCACGTGGCGCTCATATCTGCACCTCTGCGCCAGCGTGCTCGGCGATATACCTGTCCACACAGTCGCGGACGTCCTGCGCCGTCCAACCCTCGGCAGCGGCCTCTGCGGCGGACATCCCCAGCGCCTCCACCAACCCGGCCACGCCGATGGTGGTCTTGGTCGCGTAGCCCAGGGCCTCCAGCACGACCGCCGCTTCCTCCATCGTGCCCTGGTAGTCCTTCATGCTGTCCACGCCAAATCCCGCGTGGACGATGGTGTCTGTGAGACCAAGTTCCCCCGCCCGCGCCCAGAAGCGCTTGCGCGCGGCAGGAGACCAGCCTTCAAACCCAGGGGCCTTCGGGGCCTCGATCTCCTTGGCAGCCGACTCGGCAGCCGGCTGTGCGGTGGGCACCGTCTCGACCTCGGTCTCGTCCAGCCAGCCGAGGCCGACCAGCGACAGCGTCGCCCGCCGCTTCGCCTTGGTTTCAGCCTTCATCAGGGCATTGGCCAGGGCGTCGCCCTTCAGGCCGCCAACCGCGACGGCGCCAATCGACTCGTCGCTCCGGCCATCCTCCGTCGTGGCCCTGGCCATGACGACGTAGACGTCGTCCAGCCGCTCGCGGCTCACGATGTCGATGCTGACGTTGTGACGCGCCCGCAACTGGTCTGTGGCGTCGCGTCTGGCGTACAACGTCAACTTCCCGTTCAGGACGATGTACTCGAATGGCCGCGTCAGCGGATTCAGTCCGAGGCTCTTGCATACGGCCTGGTAGTAGCCGTTCCGCTGAGCCGGCGTCAGTTTGGCCAGATCACCGGTTGCGATCACGAGTTCCATGATCGCGTCGGCTCCGGTCGTCTCGCTCGGTACGCTGCTCATAGTCCAGTCCCTCCCCTTCCAGATACCTGGCTTCCGCC